CGAGTAATGTCTAACGCTTCTTTTGCCTGTTGAATTGCTCTGTCGCGCAAATTATTGTTTTCTTCTAATGCTTTTGTTTTTTCATGCTCATTCATTGTTGAGAATTTATCAATCTGATATTCTTGCTCTGCGTATTTAGCACGAATACTCATTACATCTTGTGCGTATCTAACTTCCTCGGAACGCAAATCTGTAAATTGTGTAACTAACAAAAGATTGGCTCTTTCAAAATCTAATTGCTGACTTTGCAACCTATTGCTTTGCAATATAGATTGATATGTTTGGTCTTTTAATAATTGCAAATCTTCTTCTGTTTTAAGCCTGCTAATATCTACATCAAGTTCTTTAAGGCTTAATCTGTAATTTGCTTCAGAAAGTTTTTGTGCTTCCTCAATGCTTTTGTTAACTCGCTTGTACCAATCTTCTCGTATCTTGTTTGCTTCTGCTTCTGCCTCAGTATCAACGCCTATTTTTGTTGGTCGAACAATTGTCCCGCTAACTTTTGGTCTGCCGCCTTTAGGGTATACATCTGTGCGGATGCCGCGCCTTCCACCTTCTAGGTCGCTGTCAAATTGTTTTTGTGCTTTCCGCTGGTTTTCCAAAAACCTTACATATTCTTCATTTAATTTTTTTACTTCTGCATAACCAGCGGCAGACTCGCCATAAGTTTGCATGATTAAAGAAGTGCCAGCAATCTTTTCAAAGCCTTTGCCCAAAGCCTCTATTGCTTGTCCTGCGCTAAATGCGTTGCTTGCAATAGAGTTAAACAGCTTGTTCAGCATTGTTAGTTTAGGGAATGCCTCTGCTGACATTTGATTGTTGATTGCACTCAGGCTCGGACCAAGTGCTTCAACAAAAGCAAGTTGCAATTTGCGGATTATTTTTTCAAAGTTACCCCAAGTTTCCGCGCCAGCTTTTACAGCTTCCACTTGTTCTCTTGTGGTCTTGCTTGTGTTTTGCATTTGCTGTGCAAACGAATCAAACGCCACACCCTTTGCCGCTTTAGAAAACAAATCCATCGCCCTTGCATTGCGTGTGATTGGGTCTTCAATGCTTTCTAAACCCTTTAACGCTTTGCCTAGCAATTCTTCCTGCGATAACCTGCCAATATCCCTAAAAGATACACCAACAGAACTTAATGCTTTTTGCGCCTCAAATGAACCGCTTGCCGCTGTTTCAATAAATTTTGTAAATGCCGACAGCATCACGCCAGCTTTTTCTGCCGAGCCGCCACTATCTTGTAAAGCTGAACGTAATTTGACAACTGTATCAATAGCAACATCATTTGCCTGCGCTACATCTTGTATGTCATCGGCAAATTTAATTGCCGCCACGGACATAGCAGTTAGAGCAGTCGCGCCAATCTTGCCGTACTGGATTGCACCTTCCGCAAATTGCTTTAAATTTCTTTCTGCTTTTTGTATGCCCGAAACAAATTCAGCGGCATCAAGTCCGAGAACTACACCAAGCCGCCCAAGCATATTAGCCATTTTTTACCCCAAATCGGTCTGCGGAAAAGCCCGGCGCTTGACTCATGAACGCAAGCAATTGCTCGTTAACTTGCTGTTTAACTTGTTCTTCAGTCAATGGCGGGTAGATGTAATCATACGCATTACCGAGAATGTTGGCTAGTTTATAAGCGGCAGAACCCGATGCCCTAATGTAGTTAAACACGCCATTGGTAAGACTTCCAAGCGTGTTAAGCAAGCCATAATTTCCAATCAGTCCGTCAGCGTACATGGTCTGCAAATTCCCCATTGTTATGTCATCCAACTCCGCTATCGTGTCATGTGTATGCCCATTGAAAATCATCGCGGTGATGACTTGCGTTTTCAATGAGCCAATTAGTTTCCCCTTGCTTCCTTGTATGTCGGGCTGATTGCTTCAACAATCTTTTCAATCATTTGGCTTTGCACCGACATGGGAAATTCTGCTTCAATTTCCTCATATGTTAAGTCGGCTAATGAATGGTCAGGCACTTCAGGAATTAACAACTTAAAAAACTCTGTAATTTTTATTTGCGTTTGCACTTTAGTCTTGGCAGACTCACGCAAAGAACGACTTTCAACAATTACATCATCTTCAGTAAAGACAAAAACGCTTTCATTAGCAGGATTGTCTTTAAACTCCATCAATGGGTCTGTGATGGTCTTGTATTCTTTTTCTATGGCTTCGGGGCTTGGCTCTTGGATGCGCTTGTAAATCTCATCTGACTCATGCACATACGGCACACGCACTCTAAAGATGTGACCGCCTAATTCAAATTTGCGGGTGAAAATTTTCTCTTTGTTTTCTTCGTACTTCTTGCCAAAGGCATCTGCAAATCGTGTCATGTCATGTCCTCTTAAATGTTTGTATTCTTCTTGCCAAAATTTGCCCAAGTCTGTTAACAGTTTCTTGTGCGCTACTTTCTAATGCTGGTCGCAAATATGGATGAGGTGGATTCCTTGCAGAACCAAATTCTTGTGACATTGCGCGAGCATCGCTTTCAATTCCCTTAAATGCTTCTGCTTGTTCTGCGGTTGCGCCCATTTTGATTAAACGCTTTCTTGCCCTTAACAAACCTTTGCCCTCACTCATTGCCGCTAATTTTTTGCCTGATGCGGTTGTAACAGATGCAATAACAGTATCAGTTTGCGTTATGTATTTGCTTCGCCTATCTCGCTTGGTTGGTCGCCGCGCTTCAACCAATAAAGACAAACGCAAGCCGCCAGTATCTTCGGGCGCTCGTCTTTGTGCGTCTGATAAAACTGGTTTTATTGCTTCACGCACAGCAGGCACAAGCACTTTGCTGGTTGCTTTTTTGTCGCCAATTTCTGCCGCTAATTGGTCAAAAGCTAACGCAACATCGCCAATGCCTTCCAGCTTTATGGTGACACCCATTTCAGATTCTCCATGCGCCGGGCTTGACCAATCGGTGAAACAGCAACTCGTTTAATTCTTTTGCGTACTCAACCACTTGGTCAGGTGTCATCGTGTCAGCATGACGCGCCGCAATCTCATGCGCGAGACTAACGGCAGTCATCTTTTGTTGAGTAAAGCCAAACCAATCCTTGCGGTGTTCTGCTTGGCTTACCAAGAACCCTAACAAATCTTGCGTGTTATGTATTGTCGTGTCGGTCATTTTTATTCTGTCGTTTGTTCTTCTATGACTTGCGCCACAGGGTTGTATCTTGCAAGAACTGTTAAGCAAACAAATTCTGTTGTATCAGGCTTTGCATTAGCAAGAGCCGTTGCTACTTCGGTGGCTGTTACTGTCAAACCTTGGGCAACTAAGTCCAAGGATTGATAAGTAGTAGCCAACACTTCTACAGCATCAGCTACTTTCATTATGAATTACTCCAGCCGTATTGATTGCCGCGAGGATGAATTGTGAAAACACACTTGGCTTCTGCGCCGGGCTGTGCGTCAATTTGAAACTGACTTACACGACCATTAAAAGCATACGCCACAGTATTTGTTCCATCATAAGCAGAAATCACATAGGTGCGGTCTACCAATCCGCTGTATGCGTCACCTCGTATCAACAACAATGACGCACTGCTTGGATTCCAAGCCGCTGTAATTGTCATGGATGTGGGTGCTGATTGTGTAGGAATCTTGTCGCTTTGACGTGCGCCAGCAACCATAAAATTAGCTACTGCATCATCTTGCCCAAACGCAGGCACAGACTCCACACCGATTTCAACGCCTGCCGCGCCTGTACCGCCAGCAGTTGTGCCAACAATAGTAGCCACTTGCGCTGTCCAAACCGCTAAGTTTGCTGTTGTCAAAGGTGTGGGTGATGCGCCTGATTGCATCCACATATCGGCTACGAAGCCGGGTAAAACTTTATTTGGTAATGCCATCTTTAAATCTCCCGATTAAACTGTGTTTGTCCAACCATACTGACCGCTTCTTGGATGCAAGGTAAAAATACATTTAGCCTCTGCACCGGGTTGAGCATCAATTTGGAACTGTCCTACGCGAGCATTAAAGGCATAATTAACTGTGCCTGTACCATCGGTAGCTTGTACGATGTAAGTGCGGTCAATCAAGCCTGAGTAAGCATCTGCGCGAACCAATAACAAAACTGAATCGCTTGGATTCCAAGCCACAGTAATCGTCAATGATGTTGGTGCGCTTTGTGTTGGTATTTTGTCTGATTGACGCGAGCCAGCCACAGAAAAATTGGCAACAGCATCATCTTGACCAAATGCAGGCACGGCTTCCACTTGCAACAAGTTGCCGCTGACAGTAAGCGGAGAAACGCTTGCAATCAACGAAAGCTGTGCGGTGGTTAATGGTGTTGGTGTTGCAAGTGGTTGCACATACAGCGAGGCGGTAAAGCCGGGTAAAACTTTCGTTGGTAAAGGCATTTTGTTTCCTTCCGATTGATTGCTGAACTTGTCTTATGTTGGAATGTCCAAGGTGCAGTCTAAAAAGACTTCGCCTAGTTTGTCATCGTTGTTATAGCTGTTGTATAGCCAAGTCACATCTGCTTTGGCAATCCAAAAGCCATTTGTCACGCCGCCAAACAAACCACTATATCCATGCAAGGATTGTAGTATTTGATTGGAAATTGTAAAACCATCTTCTATGACTTGCGTGAAAATACTGATTTGAAAAGTTGGGCGGTCAATGCCTTTATTGCTTTGAGTTTGTCCTGTATATACATCTTGGTGAACATTTCTTAACATCCAAGTTATAAACTTTGGCTCAGTTGCAAAGTTTCGGTTAAAAGTCGCATAGACAGGCACAGGCGTGACTATGCTTTGCAATTGGAACTGTATTGCTTTAGCGTATTGGACTGGGTTTTGTTGTGTAGCCATTACACCGCCGTTACAGGGTCATTGCGTACACACAACAAATGAGCAGTCATTCGGTCATCCGATTCACGCACATTGTCAATACGCCAATCAAAGCCTCGCCAAGTAATTGAATAAGCATTTTGATTGTCAACGATTGTTTTTAAATTTGGCGTGTAATTCAAAGTCAATTGCACAATATCCGAATACACACGATATTTATCTGCAATTCGTACATTGTTTGACACTGAATGCACTCTTGCGCGTGTTTGAAACCAAAGAGTTTGTGTAGTGCTTTGCTCACCAAAGTCACTTTTGCCAAATGACAGGGTGTTAACCGAAATGTTTTCAAACCTTGCGATTGCCATTTACATCACCAATGGTTTGTAGGGTCGCAATAAGGTAGCCACTCCAAAAGGAATAAACTTGGAATTGCCATCAGTCGTATCGCTACGATTATTGTAAAGATGCGTTAACAAAAGTTTGCCAGCTTGCTTAACCACTTGATAAGCCGCAATGGGATTTGCTGGCGCAACATATTCACAGGATACAGGGCTTGTCATGTTGCTGTTTAAATCGCTTGGAAGCGTCTGTAGCACCACTTTATTGCCTGAGTTGTCATAGTAGTATGTCGTAGGGTCAACAGTCGTTAAAACAGGCGGTGTGGCATCATTAAAATACTTAACATTTGTAATGGTCACGCCGCTTGCTGGTGTTGCGTTGTTTTGCGAAACTTCGGGCAAATCCAAAGCTAAAGGCGTACCATACAAACTTGCCGCGTTGTAATACACGCGATAACTTGTGGCAAAAATACTCATGCCTAAATAATCTTCAATCGCTTGGCGGGTCGCAATTTCTAAACCGCTTAAATAAGTATCTTGGCTTGTATCGTCAAACAAGTTAAGTTGCTGTCTAACTTCGGCAAGCGTTAACCATGCAGTAGTGTTATCACGCGCAATCTGCTCAAACTTTTCATAGTTGAATGGATTGCGAGTTGGCGCACCAATGGTTAAATAGCCAAGTTGGTCAACAGACATGGTTAAACACCAACCAAACGAATGCCAGCAAAAGGGTCGCGCACAGTAGAAACCAATCGTTTCTCTGCGTACAGAGTTATGAAGCCGGGAGTGGTTTGCTCAAACGCTTGAACATTCATTTCTTCCACATCGGCAATAGTCACAAAGTTTGTCCAGTTTGCTAAGTACACGCTGAAGTTGCCAGCGCCAACAGTTTGCATATATGGATTTGCAATCACAGGGAAGCCAAAAATATTTTTTATTGCACCGCCCTCATTACTGCCCACTTCAGCAAATTCTCTGATTGCGGCTGTAACCGGTCCAAGGTTACGCAAGTCATGAATTGTTTGTGGGTGCATCATCCATGCTGTGCCGGGCAAATTCCAATATTGAGCAGGAAACAAACGTGCTATATCAGTAATTGCCCCATAGTTAATTGCCGCCGTTGCTTGTGTAACAGTTGCAATGCTATGAATGCCATTTGTGATTGCCGTGCCGCTTGTGCCATAAGCAGAAGCCACCGCAGTTGTATAACTATTCAAACCACGCAAACCATCTACGCCGCCAGTTGTGGTGGTTGTAGAGCCTGCTTGGTCATTATTGATAATCATTGAATTGGCTTCTTGTGTGCCAAATTCTTGGAACAAGTCCTGCACCAATGTTTCATCTAAATAATTTACGTCAGATAAAACAGCAGAACGAATTGGAATTTGCGCTGTAATCACGCGAGTTGGTATTTGCCAAATAGAAGTGTTTGTATTGGGTGTTCCGCTATCAGGCGTAAATGTGTATCCCCAAGGGTTTGCTTGTGTAGTTGCGTTACCAGTTTTTGCAACAAACTGCACCGCGCTTTGACCGCTTCGGACAACTTGTCTTGCAACTTGGCGCAATGGGTTAGCAAAACGCAAAGCGGCAAACGCATCATCAAATAAAGTGCGACCACCGATATTAATTCCTGACCCTGTAAGTGCAGACGCTTCACGCAAGTCAATCTTGACTTTATCGCCTGTTTCGATTGTTTGCTTTATACCAGTAAGGATTCGTTCGGTGATGCTCATTTTGTTTTCCAAAAAAGGTTGCTAAAAAAAGGTGGAGGTTTTTTACGCCTCCACCCAAGGGCAACAATTAGGTTGAAGTGCCAGTAGAACGATAACGAACACCAGCATTGGGATCACGCACACTGGTGCAAAGTCTTTTTTCTCCATAAAAAGTTATGAAGCCGGGCGCTGTTTGGTCATAGCGGCGCATGACCATGTTCAAGCGGTCAACGATTGTGTGGAAACGTGACCAGTCAGCAAAGTACATTGGGTACAAGCTGTTAGTGCCAGCCGCGCCAGCAGTTCCTTGGAATGGGTTATCAAGATACTTATTGATAACCACATCAAAGCCCAACATTTGACCGATGATGCCATCAGGGTTCAAAGATTCAACAGAGTTGAAGATTGGGCGACCATTGGTATCTTGCAAGCCACGAATAGCTTGAGCCAAAATTGGATTGACCATGAACTTAGCGTTTGCTGTCCAATATTGCTGTGGCAAAGAATACATGAAGTTAATCACATCTTTGTATGCAATATTGTTCAAGCCAACAGTATTGACGTTTGAAGTTAATTGGTCATAGGTCGCCAAGCTGTGCAAGCCAGTTGTTGAGCCTGTACCACTTGTGCCATATGCCGCTGTTGATGCTGTGCCGCCTGTGTAGGTAGCATTTGCGCCAGCGTATTGGTCAAGACCACGCAAGCCGTTTGTACCGCCATAGGGGTTAGATGCTGATTGTGCGGCTTGGTCATTGTTCTGAACCATTGACAAGGCTTCGCTTTGTGCAAATTCTGCCAACATATCATCAACAACATTGCCTTCCAAACCATCAATGTCATCCAATGCGGCTGTACGGATGGGGAATTGCACGTTCAAATCTTGCAAAACTAATTGCCAAATTGAAGTATCTTCAGTTGTTGCCGCGCCGTTGTTTTGGATGGTGTATCCCCAAGCCGCGCCAGCGTTGCCAGTCTTGACTCGGAATTGATAAGAAGAACCATCGGTTGCAACTGTGCGAGAAACACCGCGCATAGGGTTAGCCAAACGCAGAGCAACAAACACAGGGTCGTAGCCTGTACGACCACCCTGATTGTTACCGCCAGCAGTCAGCGCAGATGCTTCTTGCAAATACGCATCGTATTGACCAGCGTCTTCAAACATCTTCAGTTCTTTTTCGCCTTGGCGACCACCTTTGTAATAAGCGGAAATTTGCTCACGCACAGCGCGGTTCACATCACCACGCACAGTTTTGTGGGGTGCGCGAATGATTGCAGGCGCTTGAACAGATGCTAATTTAGCTTCAAAAGCGGACAGCTTTTCGGCTACGTCAGCTTGCACAGCGGCAATGGCTTCGGGAATTTTTGCTTCTACTGCTGATACTGCTTCGGCTTGTTTAGCTTCGATAGCATCCAGCTTTTCAAGGATTTCTTTTGACATGATTAACCTTTCAGTCGTTTATCTAACATTTTGGATAACTCACGCAGTTCTAATGCGTAAAGTAGTTCGGTCACATCCACATCGGACTCACTCTGTTGTGGCGCATTTTCAATTGGGGCTTGTGTCGCATCACGCAACTCCAATACCTTTTTGAAGACAGATGCGGAAGTGACCGCATCTTTTTTGGAAATTCCTGCTTCGCGCAGAGCCTTTTCCAAATTCTTTAAATTGGCAGAACCATCTTTGCGGAAATATTCCAATGATTGCACTTCTGCCTGTAAATTGTTTGGGTACATCACCACGCTGACTTCACGCAAGCCGCCTTTAGTGATTTGGAAATAACCCTCATCGGTATCATCGCCTGCCATCATTGGCATACCATCTTCATTCACATATTGGTATTCGTCAGCGTAAGCACCAACCGAAACGCCGCCAAACATTTTGGGGCTTTCTTTCATGATTTTATAAAGGTCAGAGCCAGCAGTTGTATTCATAAACAACTTGCCCTCTGCCATCATGCCATCATCATTAAATTCAAAACTGTGCCATTCGCCTACTGGCATATTGTCAGCCGCATGATTTAAAAACATGGGCAATGGCTTGCCTTCTTTGGAAAAGGTTTCAGCCCAATCCATAAAGCCTTCGGGCTGATAATTAAATTTGCGACCATCAGCGCCCTCTCTTGCGCCCCATGTCGTCACCATTGCTTCAATCTTGCCTGTCGGTTCTGCCGCCTCTGATGGGTTTTGAACCATCAGTTTTGCTTCGCATACCATCATCAAGTTTTTGGTCATAAATTACCTCATCGACTTTTGTTCGGTCAATGTCTTGTATTGTTTTTGGCGGTCTGCCACGTTTAGCAACACCGACATTTGGCTTGTAACTTTGCAAATATGCTACCACTTTTTCAAAAATAGTGTTCATATATTTTAATCCATAAAAAATAAAGCAATCAATTCTTCATCTGTTGGGTTTTGGATTCCTTTTGCCATCATCGAATTAATTTTTATTTGATGCAAAATTGCTTGTACGCTAACTTCTGCATTTATCACAATTGTCCCCAAAGCTAAAGCCTTGCCAACTTTGCCTATAGCAGAAGCCGACTTAACGCCAGCCGCCGCATGACGCGGTGGAATAATGCGGTCAGGTTCAATAATGAATGGGTATCCCAAGCCGCCATTTGGCAAAACAGGTGCAACATTGCCTCCGTCTGCCGTAACTGTGCCAACGCTTGCAATAGCTTGAACGCCTGTTGGATAAGCATTGCCAGCTTGTGCGCCGCCGCCGCTTGCGGTTACTGTGCCAACTTCACCTGTTGCCTCTACGCCTGTTAAATTAACATTTCCTGCGCCTGATGCAATTACTGTACCAACCGAACCTGTTGTTTGTGCGCCTATTAAATCCGCATTTGCCGCGCCTGATGCTGTTGTTGTGCCAACTTCACCAGTAGATTCAACGCCAGTTAAATTTGTTTGCCCATCACCATTTGCAGTTGTTACACCGACTTGACCTGTGCTTTCTACACCTGTTAAGTCTGTATTTGCTTCGCCTGTTGCTGTAGCAGTACCTACTGCACCTGTTGCTTGAACGCCTGTGACGTTTGCCGTGCCATCAACAGGTAATGCCCCAAAGTCCCATCCAACATTATTGCCTCCGTTGATGTTGTTATATGGGGCAACTGTTGGCGCTCTAAAAACCGCACCTCCTGTAGCAACAATATCGCGTATGTTGCGCTGGTTTACAATTAAAGTTCCGCTTGTCTTTCTTAATGTGGCTTGTATATTTGGAAATATTGTATTTAAAGGGTTAGTAATGCCGCCATTATTGGTGTAGAACATATCCACAACATTAAGCGTTGACTCTTCAATAAGAACAATTTTTCCTAATCTATTGGGTATTCCACTTGCTTCCTTAATTGTTTCTATTGTTTGTGTATTACCAACAGACCCAACTAAAACTGTATTTGTTGTATTGGAAAAAATAGGTACTTCTACATTTAATTCAGGAAAAGTTCCATTAGGCACATTAAACCAACCACTTGAGCCAAATCGAACACTAGAACCAGCTACGTTTAAAGTTGTTCCAACCATAGAACCAATAAATGCGCCGCTACCACCAAAATTATTATTAATCTCTATATAGTTACCACTACTTATAGTTATGGTTTTTGTATTTGAATTATTAAAATTAAAAGAATTGCCTGATAAATTTCGACCATTTGTATCAAGCGATGAAAAAACATTCCAAGCAACAAGAAGAGAAGTACTAGAATTTAATAATTTATATACTGTTCCAACCCCACCATTAATGTTCATAGTAGATGGTAAAGAACTAAAATTCGCTGGATTTATGGTATTTATTCGTGATGTGTTAGTAGAAGCAAGAGTTAGTGATGTAAAATTCGTTGAGGCATTTTGGCTATAACTTCCATAAATAGTTGGCGTAGTATTTGTATATGTATGATTTGAACCACCACCTAATAAAGTTAAATCTAATATATACGAATTGCTAAAAGCAATAGTTGCACCAACATTACCAAAAGTAAAATTCAATGCTTTTGATTCTGAGCCTCCTCCACTTGTTCCATGGAGAATAGTACAAGTACCCGAACTAGGAGAAAAAATTACGTTAGGAGTACCAGTGTATGAAAAAAACTCAGTATTCGGAAAGTCCCAATACGTTGCAGAACCTGACCTTGTATTTACATAAGACCCTGTGCCAAAAGCAATAGACCTTGCGCCACTAAAGTTTGAAGAAAAATTACCAAAATGAGTTAATGTGAAATTATTTAAATCAAGTGTGCCTGCTTGAAGTGTTATTGTTCTTGCGGTTGTAGTACCAACAGCCAAAGCATCTTTCAATCTGTAGGTTACAAACGAATTGAGAAATGTAATTGGAAAATTTAAATTTAATGCGGCACTTGTTATCGATTGCGTACCACTACTTGCGGCAAATGTTTTAATTCCTGTGCCAGCAGTTATGGTCATTCCTGCTTTAAATGTTAAATCTCCAACAAGTACAAAAGCACTATTAGATAATGAACCTGTAAATGTGCCGCTAAAAATAAGACTTCTAATTGTTGAACCGCTACTAATGGTTACAGCGCCACTACCAGCGGTAAACTGAAAACTTATGCAAGTTGCTTCTGTTGTTGTTCCTGCATTAATTGTTCTTGATGATGCAGAAGCATTTGTGCAAAGTATTAATGGTGTTCCAGTTACATTGTAAAAACTACCAGCAGTAAAAATAGTTCCTGTGCCATTCAAAGAAATTGTATTTGTTCCAAATGCCAAAGTTCCAGTGAACCCTGTTATTGTCAACTCTTGAATCGTAACGCTTGAATCTAATGTGGCAATGCCCGAACTAGATGAGGCATTAAATATTGCCGTGTCATTTATGCTTGGTACACTAGCGCCTCTTGCACCGCCTGATGATGTACTCCAATTAGTTGTACTTGACCAATTGCCTGTACCGCCTGAAACCCAATATCTATTTGCCATTATTCAGAACTTTCATCAGGCAAAGATTCTGATGGCGCAGATGTAATTAATGACACCCAATTACTGATGCGCTCTTGTTTCATTGCATCTATTTCAGCATCAGTATATGTATGGTTATCAGGTAAATATAAAGCATCCCTAAACATAATTCCATTATGAATATGTTCAAAAATGATTTGCATAATCAAGCAATACGAATAAGACCAGTAGCACCAACAGCAGGAAAGTTAACTGTAAATGTGCCATTCGTGCTAGTTACATCAGCGCCAAAATCGTATGCCGCCACGGACTTATTGCTTTTGCTTGAGTTGTATATTAAGCAACCGCGAGCCGTAATTGTTGAAGTTGACCAAGTTGGATTTGTAAACGTCAAATAAGCAGTTGACCCTGCCAAGCCAGTAGCAAAGCCTGACAACGTAGCGCCGCCAGCGGTGTAGCCTGTGCCTACTACCTCATTGCTTGAAGAATAAGCCGTTGTAGACGCATCTAGCGTAGCTGATGACGTATATAAAGCAATCTTGTATGTGTCTGTTGATGCTTGTGTTCCTGACAAGATATCTTGCTTGTAAGAATTGGTCATTGTTGTCGAGATAGGCATTTACATTTCCTTTGATTCTGCGCCGATGACTGCACCATCAGCATTTCGGACAAGCGTGATTTTTTTATGCGTTCTGCGGTGTTCTTGCTGAATATTTAAATTTAATTCGGTTGGTTCAGATTTAACAGTGATATTTGGGTTTAATTTCAACTCAGGCGAAAAGTTAATTGTTTGCTCGGTCAATCTTTCTTCTTTGCCAATGTTCATTTTCTTGGTTTGATTGCCACCGCCGCCGCCTGTGTCTTGTGGGCTTGAGCCTGCAATTGGTTCAGCTTTTTTAGGGCTTTGCAATTCATCGCCGCCATCTATGTTTGCTTTGCCAAGATATTCTCGCGCCTCGTTAGGTGTCATTATTCCAGCGTTAACGCCAGCAACCACATAGTTCATTTGGTCAAGCGGTGCGCCTTTTAAAAAGTCTTGCACATCAAACTCAACACACAAATTTGGGTAACCTTGTAGCAAAGATGATTTTAATTTTTGCTGTACGTTAACAATGATTGGGTACATAGTGGATTTGTAGAACTCATCCAACATGGTTTGGGTGTTGTTATATTTTTGGTCGCCAATGTGAAGCATTGCAGGCGGTACGCCGTACACACCACAAATGCGCTTCATAGTTTGTTCTTTTAAATTTGCTAAATCTGTATCTTGCAAACTTAACATTTTCAATGGCTCATACTTCATGCCTTGGTCAAGCAACATTCCTTGACCGGGCTTGCTCTTGTCTGTTTGCTGACTACCAACCATTGATGACCACGCTTCTTTTAATCGTGCGGCAATTTCTTTATATTTAGCGTCAGGAATAACATTGTCAGTTATGAACATACCGCTTGGCTTTGCGCCGTTCAGCATGACATAGTTTGCGTACAAGTCAATATCTTGGTCTAAGCCTACTAACTCAGCGGCAAGCAAGCCTTTGTTAAAGCCAGCAGAGCCTTGCCATGCCATATCCTTGCAGTGCATAACTTGATGCGATGCAAGTGGTTCGTCTTTGTTAAAGCCGTAGCTAGGTGTAGACAATCGATAGCTTGGATAGCGTGTTGGCGTAATGGTGACAGCAATTAACGTGCTGTCCAGTTCGTACATCTCCAAAGGTGTTTGCGTTGGATTATCTTGGTCTTTTCTCCACCACAAAGTGAACGCTTCGCCAAGCATTTCATGCCACATCATCCATTGATACCAAAATTCATATTGGCTTTGGAAGTTGTTTGGGTTCGTCAACAAGTTATAAACTTGCTTTGCTTTTACTTTATCTCTTGTGCCTACGTTTGTGTCTGTTAAAGCATTTACATAAGAGCCATCTTCCGACAACGCCATAATTTTGATTGGCAATTGTGATATAGCCCTTGCTTTAACACCAATGCAGGACATTACTGTGCTGTTTCTTGTCAGCGTTGAAGTGTCAACAGGTCGACCAGCGTTAGTTGTGCTTCCAGTAGTTACATAAAGAATCTGCGTGTTGACTGTTAAATTCTTATTGTTGCCTTGATAAACAACATTATTGCCAAGCGCAGTCTGTCCAAATAGCGTATTTGATTCTTTGGAAACCTTATCTTTTCTTGTGAAAACGTCTAGTATTCCCATGATTTTCCTTTAGAAAGTTCGGAAACCAAAGCCACTCATTGTCGGGTTGTCCAAAGAACAATGCGTAGCGATGATAAGTGCGATTATGCCATCAACTTTTGCACTTTTGTCATTTTCATTTTTACGAACTTTTACATTTCCATTTACATCTACATAAACCTCACAGTTGCCAAGTTGCCATCCCACAAATGGGTTGCCATCATGCTTGATGCCGTAATTCATAATTAACTTTTCAACTTGCTTGCTTGGATTACTTAACACCGCCATGCCTTGCCCAACTTTCTTAACAGGCAAGCCAGCTTCGTGCAATCGTGCAACCAAACTTGCGGCATTGTAGGCATCAAAGCCAATTTCCTTAACGTCATATTTTTGGGCTTGCCCAATGATGTAGTCGCTTATCTCGCGGTCATCCATTACGTTGCCCTCGGTAATATGTAAGATGCCTGAGTTAACAGCTACGCGAAAAATATCGCTGTAATGTTTAGGCACAAGTGCCAAGCCTTCTTCGGGCAAAAAGAATTTGAACTCTGCTTCAAAGTCATTTTCCGCAAAGCGTTTCAGCGTACAAACTGCATTTAAATCTCGCGTAGCCGCCAAGTCAAAGCCTATAAAAACCGCTTCGGGTTCTCGTTGTGTTTTTATAAATGCCTTGTCATCATCCCAATATGCGCGGTCAAGCCAAGCAGAGTTTGCGCTAACATAAATGTTAAGTGTTTTGCATAGAAATTCATTTAGCGCCGCTGGCTTATGCTTTGCCTGTTCTGCTCTTTCCGCTATTGCATCTTCATACACGCTGATGCCGTGCATAGGATTAGCTTTAGCCCATATCTTAGGGTCTCGCCAATCGTCTTGTGGGTCTAAGCTGTACAGCAAACCAAACCATCTTGGATTGTCTTCTGCTTCGCCGTTAAGCATATTTTCCAGCATCTGCATATCTTCATAAAACTTGGTTTCCTTGGTAAAGGATGCCGTTGTTATGTAGATACGCAAAGGGTTTTGCCGTGCCACCATGCCTGAATGCAACACTTCAATTGCGTTTCTGTCCACAATTTGCGCCGCCTCATCAATGATGGCGCAAGATGGGTTCATGCCATCGCCTGTCTTTTTTGTGTCTCTGCTTAACGCTTTAAACTTTGTTTGACTGTCGCCAGCAACAGTAATTTGGTTGCGATGCACAATAAAAAGTTGTGCTACATCGTGTGGCATATTTTCCACAAAACCTTTAGCGGCATCAAAAACAATGCTTGCTTGTTCGCGTGTGGTCGCCAAGGTGTAAACCTCTGCGCCAGCTTCACCCCACTTTAGTTCGTATAACGCAATAACAGCGGTCAGCGTTGACTTACCCGCTTTGCGCGGAATAAACACAATTACATCCGTGACCATGCGCTTGCTCACATCTTTTTTGCTTCTGAATCCGTAGATGGCGCAAATGATAAATATTTGGAATGGCTCAAGCATCAATGGCTTGCCAGCGTCAGGTCCTTTTGTGTGAACAAGCGTTTTGGCAAACTCAAGGAAATGCGTTACATAGTCAACATGGAATTCATAACCCCATGCTCTTTCTTCAAGCTGATTTAAAAAGCGTTGACAAGCAAGCCGCACATTACGGCTAACTGTTAACTCTCCCTTTGCCACACGCACCGCATACAGGATGCCATCTTCGTAGGTCATGGTCCGTTTAGTAGCTTGCTGTATTTGCCGCCCTCGGTTTTATTTGTAGCCAAGCGACCTCGCGGTGTTAAGCCCAGTTCATTCATCAATGCAACCGCACGGCTTAATGCTTTGTCGCCAGCAGTCAAAAAGGGATTTGGTCCGACTGTTTGACCAGCGTTAAATTGCGTAATGATGCCGCCCTTGGCTACGCCTTTCATACACTTAATGTAAATGTCCATCTGATTGGCAAGTGCCGCCAAAACGTGCTTGTCTTGATTGCTTCCAATCCCATAGGTTTCCCAAAGAAAGTCGGAGGTTTCTTGGATAAATTTGTCCCTGTCCCATGCGTCAGGGTTGTCCAGCCATTCAGCCTTTGGAACTCTTGCGCGTAACTTTTCAGGCAAAGTGCCGCCTGCGTGACCTTGCTTTGTGCCATGAACTAAATGCAATTCGGGGGGTAATCGGTTGGTCATTTTTTTGTTTTGTTAAGTTATAATTGCCGCATGATACCAAAAAATTTGTTAAGTACCCACATTAACAATCCAAATTTTGCGTAATTGGGTGCGCGCTTGCTTCTACTTAACTCGTCAATATTTAAGTTTCTAAACTTTTGCCGCCGTGGAATTGGCTCATGGAATAGCTGTAGTCGCCTTTAGTGAGGTTTTTTATTCCGTCTTGGGTGTAATGCTCAAAGATGCCTTTACGCTCTTGTGCGGTCTTGTGACTATGGCATTCATGGCACAGGCTTTGGAAGATGTTATGCAAGAATGCTTGCTCGCTTATCTGTCGCCAAGGGAATACATGGTCAACGTGCAATGCTGGTGCTATATGCCCTTGCGTTAAGCAGGACTGACACAAGGGTTGTTTGCTTAACTGTGCGCGTCTTATCGTGCGCCAAGCTGGATTGCTATATGCGTTATCCTTGCCCTCGTTAGCGTGTTGCAAGCCACCATGTTCTAAACAAAAGCTGTTAAGTTTGCTTCTTGTGTTCTTGCATCCTAGTTCCCTGCATACCTTGTTGAATGGTGCATATGGCATAACTTAACAATCATTTGCTTGTTGTATAAATTGGTTGAGTGTTTGCGCTTCATTTTGAAATGCGGCATAACCGCCTGAGTAAGTAACGCATTGTGCGTTTGCTATTCGCTGTTGCCCATCTCTTAACATATCAGGCTTGTCAAGACTAAACCATCCAGCAATACCAATTATTTTAAAACCACAATTCTTATCTAATGCGCTTAACAATTGTGGCAGTCTATTGTGATGTTCTCTAAATGAATCAACATCAATGCAGTATTGGAAACGTGGCACAGCATCCATAATGCTCATCATGATTCCACAGCCTGATGCAATCAACACACCATCGCCCCATCGCTTGTAATCAATTAAATCAAAGCCAAAATATTGTGCAAGCCATACTGGATTTATATGCTTGCCCATGATTCGTGCATTTTTTGCGCTTCAGTTCTATCCATTGGTTTGCCAATATGTTCAAAAGATGCAACCATTCTGTTTGTTGCTCTTGTCTTGTCAACATTGTGATTGCCTTTGGCGTGTCTTGCTGGTGCTTTTGTCATTTTCCAATTTGGTGATTTGATTCGTTTTGCAATTTCCGCAGGATGCCCAGTTCCTGAGAATGCACGATATCCTAATCCTCGCCACATTGATGCGACTCTTTCAAACAAAGCATTTCCTATTCCTACGCCTTGGAAGTCGGGCAAACAAACTGTGCGATGACCTCTCCTTGCTTTGCCATGTGCAAGTTTTCCAACGAATGGCAACCAAGCATCAAAGGCAACAAGTTGACCATCAACAAACGCACCAAAACAAACAGCAGAATGATTTAATGATGCCGTTAAATAGTGATGCTTTGAAAATAACTGCCAAGTTTGATGCGGGATACGACAGATTTGGATTGTGATTGGTGGTCGCCGCCGAACCAACCTCCATTGAAATTTATTTAATGCAGGCTCATAAATCCAATCAGGGTCTAACCATTCCTCTATGTCATAGTGACAGCTAACGGCTATAAATTTTCCTTTGTTGCGTCTTACAGTTTTGGCAATAGCTGTTGAACCAATCTTTGCAACAGTTCTATCAATCACCGATGTAAATTCATCAATTACACACAAATCGGGTTTTTCTACCAATGCTCTTGCTATTGTTGCTCTAAATTGTTCACCATTTGACAAAACTCCAAATGGTCTTAACCAACTTGGCGGTGAACTAAATCCAACGCTTGATAGCATCAAAGTAATATCCTTAACGCTTAAGTGGTCAGGGAATCCATCAATCAATGCTTTGGAATCATCCCATTGAAAGCCATGCACATAAGAATCGGCAAACAATTCTTTGGCAATCGTTGATTTTCCACAGCCTGATGGTCCAACTATTAAGCCAACATTCCAATCATGCTCATGCAATGGCAAACTAACATCCCAAGTTAACTTGCTTGTATCTGCTGGCGATACGTCAAACATTCCCTCCAGTTGTAAAACCCGACCAGTTCTAATTATTGGAGATTGGCGAACTATCTTTGATTTCAGCGTAGCATTGATTTGCATTTATAACCTTCTTCAGTTAACTTTTCCAATAATTTCCGTTGTTCATATTCCGAATCGCATTCAACAATGATTTCGTAGCCAACATTCAAATCCATTTCTTCTGCATCTGAACTTTCATTTTCCTCATCACCAAACCAACTCTTTAATTCTCCAACCGAAAATCCTGTTAACGCTAATTCAGCAGGCTTTAATTCCGAAATTTCAAACTTTAAAACTTCCATATCCCAACCAGCATTCAAAGCCAATTTGTTGTCGGCAATTATGTATGCTCGTTTTTGTCCTTCAGTTAAGTGACTTAATTCAATGGTTGGCACTTTTTCTTCGCCAAGTTTTTGTGCCGCCATTACGCGCCCATGTCCAGCAATAATGCCGTTTGTTCCGTCAATTAAGATTGGATTTGTAAATCCAAATTCTTTTATTGATGCGGCAATTTGGGCTATTTGCCCCTCATCATGCGTTCTACTGTTTCTTGCGTATGGAATTAAATCGGCAGTTTTTTTGTAAACTATTTTGATTTGTGCTGTCATGTATTGTCCTTTTGTTAAGCAAGATATCTTAATTTATATAATGTGCTGTTAATCAAGTTGGCAATGTTGTCAACTTCGTTTTGCAATTCGCTGTCTTGTGGAAAACCGTTTGTTCTGCGTAATGTTTGCACGTCTTCTTTTAAATATTCCAAATAATCTATTGGATTCATGTCGGGCATTAAAACAGCCGTTGTGGGGTATTTTGTAAGCAAACCATACTTGCCTTGGAATGCTTCAATAAATGCGTCTACAAGGTCACCAATGCCATCATAGAACGCACCAAGTGCCATATGCTGACTGTAACTGCGGGTCTGCAAATGCAAAATGTGTCCAGTAGTTACGCTGTTAAGCAAACACATTGTGAAATCCATTACAGGGTCAGGTTGCTTTGCTTCAATGCTTGCGGTGAATTTAACCATTGGAATCCCCTTTTGTTAATTGTCCAACAGCTGGTCGGGCGTGTCAATCAGTATCAAATCCCTTGCCGCCAGTTCAGTCCATGTTTTGCTTAACGCATCCAAAAACATTTTTTGCTTCTGTTCTTTTGTTAATGTATGTCCAGCATCCAAATTGTGATGACAAGCAAAGCACAATGCCGCGCTAAAGTGGTCAGAAGCCTTAATAGACCGCCCTTTTCCGTGCGTTGCCATGTTGCTATGAGCCGCTTGTGTCTGACCCTCTATGCCACAATTTTGACAAGGTAAAGATGCTACGTTTTGTAGGTGCTTCTTGCTTCGCCAGTATTTTGTCTTCGGGTAACTTGCCATTTCGAGCCTTTTTTAACTTTGGTTCTGTTAACAATGTAATTGTCTTAACAACAACAGATTGCGTTTTAAATGAATGACCGCCATCACAATCTCTGTATTGAATGCCGCCTTTCATTGTTTGTCGCACCAATGTTTTGCTTCCGCAAGCTGGACAATTCATTCTGTAGCTCTGCCTTCCATTCGTGCGTTAGCTTGCTCAGTGCGCCAAATGTCTGTTCGCATTCTTGCCGCTTCCAAATGCCATTTCAAAGTTTCCTCAACCTCAATAGCCATCGCCAAACCTTCAAGCAATTCCAAATATTCGGGGTGTGAATATGCTTCTCGTTCTTGTGCGTTAGCCGCCTCAATGCCTTTAAATAAAGCATCTTTCATTAACAATGCTTTTTTGCTTTTTCTAAATTCTTCAAGATATACACGCTTGCTTTTTGCTTTGGCAAATGCTGGCGCATTTTTGATGATGAAGTCAACAGCTTGATGGGGTGCATTCATTTATCGTTCTCCTAATATTTTTAATGCTTGCTCAATTGAACGCACAACATGAACTGGCGAACCTGTCCAAGCATCGTGCCATTTTTTTTGGTCTTCTGTTAACAATTGCTTGCTAGGCACATTTGTGCCATCTTTTACTTCCATCAAATACAAAATGCCGTGATAGCCAACAAGCAAATCAGGGCAACCTTTACCTATGCTTGCCAGCGATTGAACGCTTGCACCTACATTGCGTAAAGCCGCAACAACTTCGCTTTGGTTTCGGTCAACTTTTGCCGCTGTTCTCATTCATAGCCTTTGTTAAGTCATCAGCGATTCCGCGCCACAATTTGCTTGGGTCTGCATCAAGTCGTTTTGCTTCGCGCCATGCGTATTGTTTTGCGCCTTTCAAGCCAGCCATCCAAATTAAATGGCGCAGAGATTTTGCGTAAATCTCCTGTTGCGAAAAGGGCTTGGTTGATGAGTCCTTGTTGTGCAAATTTTCCATCTTTTACGGCATCCAAAAGTTTATTAGCTTCTTCAAGTGTCATTGTTGCCCTTTCAATGCGGCAAACTTGGCTCGCATTCCCGCTGGCATAGGAACGGCTCTTTGGCGGTCTTTTTCCAATTGCAATAGGTAAGGGTCAACTTCTGTTTTTGTTGGCATATCGGGTACTTCTGCGCCATCCCAACGCTGTTGGTTTAAATATACCAAAGGTGCAGGAATAAATGCGCCGTTGCCCTTTAACCATTGCTCTGTTGTTTTCATCCAAACAACGTGCTTAATGATTTGGTCGGCAGAATGTTCGCAAAGATACTTCGCCCATTTTTCTTCGCATTGCTTCTTTGCACCTTTGCGCGGTGTTGATGGATACGCTTTCCAAAATCTATCAAATCCACTTTCAAACATTTGAATCTCCATAGGTTTAGCTAGGGTGGATACCAGCAGTATCCTACCTTCTCCATCTTTGTTTACTTTGTTTAATTTATCTTCATTGTTCATTTTCAATTCTTTCAATCACAAAGACCAAGTGCGCTTGACGGGTCAATTCACTTATACACAAAGCCTAGTTTTCCACCTGAATTACTTTGTGCTTTAACAGTCGCTTAACCAACGCTGTTCACATTTTTCACAGGGGTGTATCTGTGTGCGGTGTTTTCTTCCAAGCAGTCCATGCAAACTCACTTCTATCGTGTGGAGTACGGAAGTCAAAGCACAAATAAAAAAGCCGCTTACTACTGCATATTGGTTGCACCCTTTGAGAATCCCCAAAGGCAATACGCATGAGTAAACGGCTTTCAAACCTGTTGTGTGCAACGACAACGGCTTAATTATAAACACATTTTTAAACAGGGTGCAACTCTGCTGGTTCAAGGTGTATTTCTGTGGTTGATGATGTATCAACAAACCACTCAGGATGCACTTCACGCAAACGCTGTATGCGCTTAGGCGGTAACATCTCTTTGTACTGCGTAACAGCAGGGCGTGATACACCAAGCAATCGTGCAAGTTTTGCGCGACTGCCAGCGAGAGTAATTGCGGTTTGTGTTTTCATGCTTAACATTGTACAAGTTAGTTAATCAATTGTCGAATGCTAAGTTCTTAAAACACTTATTTTCAAAAAAAATAACAATTTAAATTTTAAGTATTAACAAAAATATTTTTAATAAAGATGTAAATGTGTTAAGTTTTGATGTTAAGATTCGTTCATCAACAAAAACAGTTGATACAAATTAACCAAATTAAAAGGAATTGAAAATGCAAACATTCGCAATAGCTCAAATACAAAAAATTCACAATGATGTCTTTGGTTGCAATGCAACTGAACGCGATATTTTGAAATATCTTAAAGAGGCAGAAGAAACTTTACTGCTTTGTAGAGAACAAATAACACCAGCAAACATTGAAGAATTGATTCTTTTTTGGCTTAATGAACAAAAAAAAGAAGCACAAGCCGAATGGCGTGAGTACACACGTTTAATGTTAGATGACGCTTAACACAACTGATGAGCCGTTAATCGGCGAAACTGCTGTGAAGCAGTCTTGTGTAAACTTAACAATGTAAAGGAATTGAAAATGGCTCACTTAATCGAAAACAACGCAATTACAGGCAAAGCAGAAATTGCATATGCAAACGCAACACCTTGGCATGGTCTTGGTCAGCAGTTAACGCAAGATGCACCCATTGACGTATGGCGCAAAGAAGCAGGCTTGGATTGGTCTGCAAAACTGTCGCCCATCATGTTCACTTGGGATGGACAAAACTATTCCGAAATGCAAAACCAAAAAGTTATCTATCGCGATGACACAAACCAGCCGCTTGGCGTTGTGACTGACCGCTATAAAGTTCACCAGCCAGCAGAAGTGCTTGAGTTTTTCAATACTCTTGTACAGTCGGCAGGTTTTACTTTAGAAGTTGCTGGTGCTATCAAAGGTGGCAAACGCATTTGGGCATTGGCTAACGTTAATAAAGAAGCTGTTGTTTTGCAAGATGATGCCGTGCGCGGTTACTTGCTGTTAAGCACATCATTTGATGGCACAGCGGCAACGATTGGACAATTTACCAGCATTCGCGTTGTGTGCAATAACACTTTGTCAATGGCAGACCAAGAAGCCGCACCCAGTCGCGTTGTGTTAACTCATGGCTCTGATTTTGACCAATCGTTAATGCGTGACCGCTTGGGTTTGATTGTTGGCGGCTTTGATGGGATGATGGACAAATATCGCAGGTTGGCAAGACAAGGCGTATCAAGCGAATATGCCCGAACTTTCAGCAATGAATTGTTTCCTGCCTCATACAACCCACAGACCAACACATTTAAAGAATCTCGCGGTTTTAAGCGTGTTTTAGAACTGTTCGATGGTGCTGGTATGGGTGCTAACAATTATGGCGTTTACGGCACTAAATGGGGCTTGCTGAACGCTGTTACGCAGTATGTTGACCATGAACGCGGACACAATGTTGATACACGCATGAACAATGCTTGGTTCGGCAATGGAAACCGCATGAAGTCACAAGCTGAAGAATTGCTTTTAGCGTAAACTTAACACGCCCACGCAAGTGGGCATCATTTAAAAAGGATTGAAAATGGAAATTGAAGAACAAAAAGCATTTATTAATGCGTACAGCAACAATGTTGCTAGTGTTCCTGCTGACAGAGTTGAAGATTTTGTTAAGCGTTACACAAGTGAAGACAATGTGGAATATTCGGGTGACTACACAAGCATTGTTGATGCCTTGGGTATGTGGTCAGATGCAATAGATTGGCAAATAAAAAGTCAGCCTCAATCCATTGCTCAAAAAATGTTTGACCGCCATTCAGATGTATGGGCAGGGCTTAACACAATACATGAGTTGTTCCCTGTTATCAACATGATTCAAAATAAATTAGATACTGAAAAAAGTATGACTTCAAGCGAAACGCATCAAATTAAATCGGTGCTTGATGCTTGCAAAACCATTTTGTTGTATGGCGGCGGCATGATTGAAGATTGGTTAGTTCTTGCGGAGGAAAAATAATGTATCGCGAACACTATCAAATTAAATTGGAAAAGCGTAGCAACGCCGCTTATGAATACTTGCTTGCGCTTGTGGCAGGGCTTGTATTTGCATCGCCTTTAATTTTTCAAATCATCAAGGAATGGAAATGAACGAATTTGATTATGAATTGGAAGATGGTGAAACCATCATTGTGGAATATGAGCCAGTTGACTACGATGATAGCGGCAATATAGAGTTTGAAATATCTGCTTTCAAAGATGGAAAGGATATTTGGGATGAACTTAGTTCAAGTGACCAACACGAAATCGAAACGCAAGTTAAAGACGATTGGCAACAAATCTGCAAAGACTCAGAAGATGATGCCGCCATCAGTCAATGGGAATCAAGTCGTGACTTCCCATAATTTGCCCTATACCACGCGAACTGGCTTAAAAATCGGTTCGTCTTACACGCCACCCACAAAGGTGCGTATGACCGCCGAGGATGAGCATTGGCAAGCTGTGTTGTTGGGCATTAAGCCATCACACAACTGGGCTTTGTTTGTGTCTTACATCATCGGACTTTTAGCTTTTGTTAAATACTTAATTGGAACGAAATGACAGCAGATTATTTAATTGACCACGCAAAGCACACCAGCGATGTTGCATATCGTGATGCCGTAGCAGAAGACCGCTTGGCTTATCGATGCGGAATGTTAGAGGGTTACATCAAGATGCTTTGCCAAGAAATTGAAAACCACAAAGACGAAATCTTGGCACTTAACCGCCAACTAATTGAAAAGGATAATTAAATGCAAAAAGTATCAGCCGCACTTGTCAAAGCACAAAAGGCTTTTGGCAAAGCACTTAAGTCCAGCACCAACCCACATTTCCGCAGTAAATATGCAGACTTGTCAGCTTGTGTTGAAGCCGTTGTAGATGCATTGAACGACAACGGCATCGCCTTGATGCAACAGTTTCATGAATGCGATAAAGGCGTAATTGTGGAGACGCTGTTCATACATGAATCAGGCGAACAGTTAAGCGGTGGCAAGCTGTTTGTTCCAGCCATTAAGCTGGATGCCCAAGGCATAGGCAGTTGCGCGACCTATGCGCGGCGTTACAGCCTGTTAGCCGCCACTGGGCTAGCACCCGAAGACGATGATGGCAACGCCGCCAGCAAGTCCGTTCCTCGCATCTCAGCTACGCAAGGCGCTTGGGATGGTTTAAAGCCTGACCGCCAAGCAGTTGTGCAAGATGTGATGGATGCCATCATGAACAAAATTATTGCAGATGATGTTCATGGCGCTTATGAAGAATACACAGGCATTGAGGATGCCGATGAAAAGATTGCTCTTTGGTCTAAGCTGGATAGCAAAGTAAGAAGTGCAATAAAAAAGCAAGCTGAACTCGCAAAGGAAAATAAATAATGTCTTTCAAAGAAGTAACCGCCGTGCTTGGTGAATATGTCAACGCACAAGGCGAGACAAAAAAGAAGTACCAAAAAATTGGTGCAATTATTGATAGCAAACATGGTCCGATGTTGAAGCTGGACTTAGTGCCGCTTGAATGGAATGGCTATGCGTATATCAATGAGCCATACGACAAGGAAAAGCCTAAAGGCGAATCCCGACCCAATCGCAACCGCGATATTCCCGATGACGATATTCCCTTTTGAAAGGATTGACATGAAAAAAGTATTACTTGCTCTTTGGTTTGCCGCCAGCACCACAATGGTGTATGCCGCTTGTTCAACTCACACCTTTACGCAGAATGGTCGCATGGTCACTTGCACCACCTGTTGTTATGGGAATAACTGCACGACAAACTGTTATTAAGTATCGGCGCATGGGCAACCAGTAAGTCGCCAAATTAAAAAGGATTAAAAATGAACATTGAAGATATTGCACACGAACACAAAGAACAATTCAGCGATGAATTCCTACGTTGGATTCCTGAGAACGCACACATTTGGATAGCGTTTGAACAAGAGGCATACAAGGTGCTAAGAGCAGGGTTTAAGCACTATTCAGCCCGAACCATCATCCATGTATTGCGGCATCATTCTGCGCTGTCTGAGCATGGAACAAGCGGTTGGAAAATTAACAACAACATTAGCCCATACCTTGCACGACTTTTTGCAATTCTTAACCCTGCTCATGCGGGATTGTTTGAATACCGCACAGCGCACAGAGCAAGACTTGATGGCTTTGCAAGATAAGGAACAAGCATGATTGAAGTATTAAAACGACCAATTGAATTAGACTACACAAGTTATGTGGCATATACACGCGCCCTAGAACAGTATTGCAATAGCTTGGAAAGCCAAGAGCCCGATTACTGGCTTGGATATGGGTTGCAAGCGCATACAGAAAAGCCATTTGATAACGCTACTGCTCTTTACAGACATCCACCACAGCGCACATGGGTAGGGCTGACTGAACAACAGCGCAATGCCATTGAAGATGCTTGCGAAATGATTATTGGCAAACCTGCTTTTGATGCTATTGAAAAACAATTAAAGGAAAACAACACATGACAGCAAACGAAAACTTTGACCGAATTTTTACAGGCGTTAAGTTAAATACTGAAATGAATCGCCTAATGTTTGTCGCTGGCTATGAAGCCGCACTTAACGAAATGATGAACAGAAGCCAAGGCGGTACTTTTTCTGCTTACGGCTTGGCACTCACCATGTACAGTGAAAGCGTTAAAGAAGACTTAGAAAAAATCAAAAAAGATTAAGCTAAGTTTTGCGCTTGGGCTTCCACTTCAGCTACACGCCTTGTCCAGCCTTTACCAAATGTGGCAAATGTTGGCAGGGCTTGTAAGAAAGCCAGCCGTTCCTCGCTGAATCGCTGAATGATTAAATCAGGGCTTACAGCCTCGCAAGCGGTCAGGGTTATGTTGCCTATCATTCCATCATCATCTACGCCCACAGCCCTTTGTAGTAGCTTTGCGGCACGACTTACGCCGCTATTTACAGCGCAATCAAAAACACACAGGTCAACGCCGTGCGGCAACTTATCGCCATAAACTTTATTCCAATATTTTGCTTTGTAGAGTGGTGCAACCATATCGGGTGTTAAGTCTCGCATAGCTGATTCATCAACAGGATGACCGACCCATTCTTCCCATACTTTTTTAGTAACGCCTAAATTGGTCATACCGCCGGGGTCTTTAGGATGATTAACAAAACCGCCCTCATGGTTAAGTAATACTTTTAAAGCAGTTTCAAAATTTGTCAACATTGCAACCCTTTCGCTAAAAACTGTCACATTTCAAATATAGCATTTAGTTGGCAATAGTGCCATCACAAAGGAAACATCATGTACAAGATTGAGATTGACATTTCGGATTGGGAATTTGGTTCAGATTCAGTAGTTGTGGAGACAGATGATTTCACAAAAATTGCAATCATTCAAGAGTTTATCGAATTCCAACAGGCGCATGGTTGGGCTGTTGACTATGACGTTACTGAAGAATACGAATACAACCAGTGCGATGAAGAAGTCAGCGAAGACGAAGTTGGCGAAGACGAAATCGTTGAAGACGAAGAATCCGATGAATACGAAATCGGAGAGACTGTAGAAGACGAAGACGGATTACTTTGGGTTCGTGTGTCATAATTTAGATGCAGTTGTTACTTGCAGGGGGGTCTTAGGACTCCCCTTTTTTTTATTCAATATGATGCTCTGCCTCTACATCTCTAGCCAACTGTCGCCAGTCAAGGCTTCTGCGATAAAGCGTATAAATTCGCTCATCTGTTAGAGGCGTAGATTGCCTATTTAGTTTTTCATTAGCTTGCGCTAACGCAACTTGCGTTTCATGCAAAATGTTATGCAATTCTTTTATTTCGGCTCTTAGATAAGCAATCAAATCAAACCTCATATATTTTTCCGCGAAATTCAATTTCGTTTTCATTCCATTTTTGCGCTAGTTCGGGGAACAAAAGCCGACCTTTGTGAAAAGTTAAAACAGCAAAGCCTGACCGCCAATTGGTTGGTGAATCCTCTAGGTAATTTATAAATTGCGGTCCATCTGTATCTGCTAATGTGCCAGTATCTACGCCATACCTAGTGCCGTTGTAATCTGAATATGGCGTTACCTTTAAGCTGTGCAAGTGCCCAGTGACCATTGTTTTGCCCGACATTGAGGTATTCCCATGTGTGGCATGGATTCCCCCTTTCCACCTATGCTTGACAACTACATCATCGGTGAGCCAGCAAGACCAGCAAGGATGCCATGCAGGAAAATGGTCTTTTAGGGAAAAACCTTTTACATATTCGTATTGCGGTGCATTTGCGGCTAAACGGTTTTCGTAGCGAGCATCATGATTTCCAAGCGCCCACACTAAATTTACATTGTGTCGTGCTTTTTTAGCTGTTTCTTCAATTTCGCCTAAAGCAATCTCACAGGCTTTTAATTCTTGAATTACCGATGGTGTTGAATCCCACCCAATGCGGGGATACCGGGAAATACTAGCGCCATCAAAGGCATCACCCCCATTTATGACCGCCTTTGGCTGGAACTCACGAATCGCCCAAAGAAGCCCTTTGTATGCCGTAGTGTGAATGCCGGGCCAAAAGTGTGCGTCTGAGAAACAAAGTACAACGCCATCCTCAATTCCCAATTCTTTTCTAGCTGAATTATTGGGCTTGGTGACCATCTTTACGACATTTGATTTTGTAGGTAATGAAATCTCGTATCTAGCTTCTAAGTTATTTTTTCGCCTGAGAATGTTACGCAAATCCATGCCAAGGGCTTTCGCCATTGCAGAGCCTGATTCATGCGTTTTCCAAAGTTCAATGAATTCCGCATCGCTGTAAACAGGTTTTCCTGACATAACAACTCCAATGAAGTTGCTTGAAATTAAACTAAATCAATGACAACTACATGAATCTTAATGTAATTTGTTGTTTTTTATTTAATTGGTTCAGATTGTCGCAACAACTCATCTTTGCGCTGACTGCCAGCAGACGAACCAAAATAAAAAGCAATGATGCCTGTCCACGCTGTGCCAAGAGAGCCAAGCATAAGCATTAGCGCATCTGAGGTTTTAAATTGGTCTGTCATTAAACCAATTAAGATGCCAAAGAAACCCATAGTGACCAACATTGCCATCGTGCCGGGTATCCATGATTGCGTTTTGCTTTGCATATCCCGCGCTGATTTGCGGTCATCTACGGCAATCTTTTCAAAGTCCAAGCCTAATTCTTGTGCGCGAGCCGCCATTGCAATTTCCGCTTGTTTAATTGCGCCTATTTGCTCTGCTGATAATTTGCCTTGGTCAATGGTTTTTTGCACATCTTTGGGGTCAATGCCTACCGCTTTACTGATTGCGTCAACCGCCAAGCCTGCTAATGGACCACCAAGTGCCGTTGCTATAGTTGGTGCAATTTGTTTAAGCCAGTCCATTTTTTACATCTTTTTATCAAAGTAAAACCACACGCCGCCAATAATCAGAATCAGAAAACCTTTAGTGAGCCAGTTTATAAAAGTCTTAAACGCTGTTTGCTTGGCATCGCGCCATGACTCAAGCAAGCCACGCAGTTCTTTAACGTCTGTGCCAGCATTATCGTCATGCAAGCCAATGTCAGCCAATGCTCTTTTTGCCCCCCACTCAGCCGCCTCGCGCAACATATCTTTTAATTCTTCATCTGTAATATTGCGGACAGGTTTAATGGGTGTAGTCATTTTGTTACCTAAAGAATTTGCCGACCATCCAACAAACTACGCTGTATCTTTCGCCCTCAAGCACATCCTCTACGCCGTGCATGATGAACGATGGGAACACAAGCACAGTTCCTTTGCTTTGTGGTGGATAGTATTTATCTTGCCCATTCTGCAAAAAGAACTTTCCACCCGCAAAATTATCGTTCAGAAAAGCTAATACAGTCAACTTTCGACACTCATCGCCATGCTGTAAAAAGGTGTCTACATGGGCTTGATACCGACCACCAGCAGGGTAAGCAAGGAATTCTGCTTGATTGGCATGGGTAATGTCAAACTTCCACGCTTGATGGTTAGCCGCCAAGCCTGCCGCCGCAAGCCTGCCGCCAATATCTTTGTATGTTGGCAACATAACCCGCTTAACATTTCTTATTTCTAAGTTAATTGTTCCAGCATCGCCACCAATAAAAGGTTGCTCTTTGGGTATCTCATCCTTGGTGTAAAGCCTGATTAACGAATCACAAGCATCGCTTGTCAGTATGTCGCTGTAAACCCAATGCCTTAATTCTTCAGGCGGTGGCAAGTTAAGTGCTGGTCGCTTGTCAAATTTCCAATCAGCGTGTTTGCCATCAGCATCTACATAATGCAAGAATACTTGGGCTTGCCATTTGCCCTCGGTGTATTCTTCACGCCAATGATGCTTGTCCATGCCCTTGTAAAGCACAGCATCGCCTACAGCCATATCAATGCGGTTAGCGTTCTGCTTGCCCTCATCGCCCATGTAAATGCCCCATACGCCGCCCTCAAAGCCAAGGGTAATAGTGGCGCTTATCTCACAGCTTTCGCGGTCTGTATGGCACTCTAAAACCTCATGTGGGGCATATAGCCTTGCGTATGAGTAAGTAGGATACAAGCGTTTGCCTGATGCTTTTTCAAAGTGCGGCAAAAGGTCAACCAGCAATTTGTCAAAAGCCATTGCACCATGTACGGCTTGGGACTTTGGACATTGCGTGTCTTGTGTTGTCTTTTGTTGGGCAACAAGGTTTTGCAATACTGCGGTTAACTCAGCGCAAGATTCCTTTGCAAGAAAATCTTTTAGGTGAACATATTTTTCTATTGCAAATTGGCTGAGTTTGTCGCACATATCTACTCCTGTGTAATGTCTTGTGGGTTTGGCTTAATTGATTGGTCAGCAGGGTCGTACCAAAATTGGTCAGCCACTACATCAGCGGCACAATCAAACCAAAACAATTCATCGCTGACAGGAAAGATTATCCCATCGTCTACCACTTGCGCCACGCGGTATCCTGTATATCTTGGTTCAATTGTTGAAATCAACGCTTTCATTAATAAAACTCCTCAATCATTACAAAACCTGATGCGCCTGTTGTGCCCACGTTAGCGGGTGTAGGTGGACTAAGTGGTTGATAACCTAATCCACCTCTACCGCCTCCACCATACAATTTTGCATCGCCTGATGTTGAAAATAATGATGCGCCACCCGAAACAATTGCACCACCATCAACATTTAATTGACCATTTGACCCTGCGCCGCCCGCGCCCGGTGTACCCGGCGTAGGTCCGCTACCCGGTGTACCTGAACTCCCTCCAGTTGCCGAAACAACAGTTACTGGTGCAACACCAAAAGATGAAGCTCCTGCACCACCGCCGACTGTGTATGGTTGTGGACCGGGCAACGATGCCGCAGGATAATAACGAACTGCTGTACCACCGCCGCCACCCCCGCCACCCGAGCCACCAGTGCCCGGTAACCCCTGAACGCCATTGCCGCCATTCCCACCACCCCCTACAACAGTCACTTTAATTGATTTCACAGTTGCAGGCTTTGTCCATGTGCCTGATGCCACCCCAAGAATCATTGTGTTTACGTTTGAACTTGCAGGGTTTGCCGCAGAAGTCCAAGTTGTTCCATTTGAGGTTAAGACGTTGCCTGCTGTACCAGCCGCCACAGTTGTTACAGCACTTGTTCCTGCACCAATAACAACCGAACCTGATGCAATCGTTGCTACGCCTGTGCCGCCATTTGCTACTGGCACTTGGTTATATAAACCAACCGCCGCATTTAAGTCGCCGTTGGTATCAACATTGTTTGCAAGTTGTGAAAGATTAAATGCTTGGGTCATTATGCGGCTCCTACTGCGTCAAAAGTTTGTTGAACAAGAACTGTTGTGTTGTTGTTAGGTGTTGGAACTAGCGTGTAAGTGCCTGTTGATGTTGTGTAATCTGTGCCTTGAACATATATACAACCATTTGCATACAAGTCAAAAAATGCTGGCGTGTAAGAAAAACTATAAGTTGCAACACCATTAGATGTGTATGTTGTTACAGACGTTGGTAATCCATTAGGTACACCTTGATTGTTTGGATTCCAAATAATACTGGTTAAATTACCTGTTGCAGGCGCAGGAAAATTAGATACTGTGTTTGGAATTAAATCATAGTCTTGGTCGTTTACGATTGTTCCATTTAAAAATAATAACTCTCTACCTGAGACAAATTGAAATCTTGTTGGCGTATAGCTTGATGCCGCAGTTAACGCATCAGTAAATCTACTAAATGAACGATAGGTAGCGCCGCTTGCAATTCTTCGATAAACCGAATTGCCTGCCGTTGCAGTAAATGCGCCTGTGAAAACAATTTGTTTTGTCACATAATTAATGCTTGAAACTGTGTATTGCGTTGGTGTACCTGTATTTGCAAAAGTTAAAACGTCACCATTTCTAATTTCAAAATGTGGCAAATTTGTATATGTCAAAGTTGTTGTGCCAGTACCGCTTGAATAAATAATTCCACAATCTTGGTAAAACGTACTTGATGCTACAGACCGCATAGACGTAATAATTATTGTGTCTCCAACAACACAAGCAGTGTTTAGCGTAACAGTTGTATTATTTTCTGTGTACTCTGTTGTGTCTAGCAAAATGCCATTCTTAAAAACCAAATCCATGCCTGTGATATATCCAGCGCCTCTTGCTGTTGGCGTAAATACTGTTTGGCTTGCTGTTGCAGTAAAATTTTGTGAAGTGTAATAAAAAGAATCGGGAGGTATAATTCCAACCACACGACCATAAATGTCAATAGTAAGTTGTGCAACCGATGAGGTATATGTGCCAGCGCCACCAAAATCTAAAAACTGAGCAAGTGAGCCAACCATAGTGCCATCAGGATTATTTTGTAAAGCAATTTGACCAATACCGCCGCTACCTGTTCCTACTTTTGTAAGTTGTCCTGTACGGACATCTAAATCAATATAGTTTGTTCCATCAGCTAACGCAGACCATTGCGAACTATCAAACCCAACTGATGTTGGAACATAAGCGCCTGATGTTCCAGCATATCCAGCAAGTGATGTGGCTGTACTTAATCTGCGACTACCGCGATTTATATATGCAAGTTTGTAGGTTGTGCCAAATGTAGGTTGCGCCAAGAACCATATGTAGTTTGCCGCAACTGGGCTATATGCCGTTGATGATGAGTTGTAAAGTCCATAATAACTTTTGCCACTTGGCGATGATGATATGCCTGTGCCTGTAATGCTGTTAGCATAAGCAACAACAATATATTGCAAATCATAACTAAAGGTAGTTGGTCGCCATTGAAATATAGCAGATGCAGAACTATATGCGCTTGCGCCTAAACTGTTGACCGCGCGAGTAAAGAAATACCAATTACCACTTGCAATGTTAGTCAGGCTAACTTGTAATGGTGTAGATGTTGGGTATGGATTGCCTGATGCTTGTATTGCCGTAGTGCCTGCAAGCAAACGCTGGTCGCTTGTGGGGCTTGCAAAAGCCGAATACCACACCTCCATGTATTGAGTAATACCACCCGCAGGCGTAGTTACATTAACAATAAATGATGGTGTTGCCGCGTTAGGTGATGAAGTGCTAATTGTTGGCGTAGGTATTGAACCAAAGTTAAGCGGTTGAGGCAAACCAGTATTAGGTGATGGCGTAAATTGGGTTACTGGTATATCTGAATAAACAGTTTGATTAAATTCTGCAAGCGTCAATGATGCTGTGATTTGTCCATTATCGGTAAAGTTTTCAATTACTTTATTTATACGAAACAGTTTATTTGTAAAGCCATAATTGGTGTTAGTTAAGCTAACAATGTCTCCAGCTTCAAGCTGTAAACCACTAAACCCAATTTCACATTGCACTTGTAAATCTTCGCGCCCTGCTTTGAGCAAACGATTTGCCAAAAGCTGTGACGATACGCTGTTGTTAACTAAAGCAAGGTTAATTGTTTGTTTGTTAACTGGTTCATTTGGATACAACAGTGCTGGCGCAACAATAGCTAAATCATAAATGGTTGAATTAAAACTGTCTTGCGCTGAGTTGTCAGGAAATTTAACTTCTGCAATGTTAAATGATGAAGCAATATCTAAAGGCGTTACGCTAATTGGTCCAATGATGTTGGAATCATTTAACTGCATAGCCACCGCATAGCTAGGCTGTTGGACAATTACGCCCCAAGTCCCCATGATTTCGTTGTAACGCAATAAGCAATCACAGCAAGTCGCCATGAGTTGCAAATTAGTCATGATGGGTTGTGTTGTCTCTAACTGCCCATTAAATTGAAATCTATCTTGTAAAGCTGTGCCGCCGCTAAATTGTGTGTACACAACTTGTTCGGCGCAATATGTGTTTAATGCTGTAAGGCTTGCGGTGTCAATGTTGGCGTAAGGAATTGCCGCGCCGTAGCGTTCGGAAGTAAAGTAATCTAAGAAACAATCGCCGGGGGCTTTTCTTGCATTTGTAATTTGGAACTTAGTAACTTGCATTCCTGTTAGGTTTGCGTCTTGGTTATAAGTTATTTTTACAATAGCAAAAGCACAATTTGTCATTGCTTGTGCGCTTGTCCACTGATAAGTCAATGCGCTGTTGCCCATAACTTGCGTTGAAAATGCAGGAAACGCACTGTTTGTAGGCGCAGAAGAACCATTGTTGTAAAAGTAAAATGCCAACTTACCAGCTACAGATGTATCAGATAAACCAGTTGATTCATCAAGCAATGAATCCACATCGTAACCATTGGCGTTAAAAACAACTTTTTTGCCGCCCCAATAAACATCGCCAAAAGTAATTACATCTGCGCCGCCAGCAATAAAGCCCTCAGTGTTTGTGACTTCAGATAAAGCCAAACAATAATATAAAGTTTGATTGTCGCTAGTAATAGACAAATCAGTAATGATGCCGCCTACATAAGCAGAGCCATAAACAACAGGAATTTTATTGTCGCCTGCTGGTGGAATCTGTACGCGACTGCCGGGGTTTTGTTGGTCTTGCCTAGTATTGTTTTGGTTTGAATCAGGCGAATCTGCTTTGGCAATAATTGACGACACCAGCATATTGATAGCAAAGCTAACAACACTTAAAGCAATCCCAGTAAGACCGGGAAATAAAGCGGCGGCAATTATTGAACCGGGCATGGTTACTTAATCCAAGTTTCTTCTAACTTTTCAAAACCGAACTTTTCATATGACAAGTCGGGACTGTTTACCATTTTACTGATTGCAAAAAATTGAATGCGGTTTTCTTGCTTCCATTCTTCACATTGCTGAATGTAGCCATGCAAAAGCCGATGCGCCAGCTTGCCACCTCGGTGCGCTTCATCTAACCAAAAAGCAATCTCGCTGACTTGGCTTATCGCAGGATTCCAAATGTTTGGGTGTTGTGCGGCAATGACCATTCCAACTGTTTCGTCATCTTTTTCAGCAATTAATATAAAGCCTGCGCCAGCCAAGATATTGCCTAGCATTTTGTCTATATGCTCGCGGCTGTTTGCGTCTTTAAGAAACTGCGTTGGCGCTTGTTCACGATAGCTTTTAAGCATTCGAACAATTGCCTCAATATCAAATTTGTTTGCCTGTCTTATCATGTAGTCCATCCTAATTTGTTTTTCCAAATTGATAGTTAATTGTCTGTATGTAGTTAACCCTGTTCATGCTGTTATCTAAAGCATTCCAAAAAGTCCATGATGGATTGTTTGTGTATCTGCCTGCTGTTCTGTTTTGCAAGATTAGCTGGATGCTTGATGCGCTAATGGTTACGATTCCCAAATAGCCGCGCACTTCTTCCATGTATTGTTCGCTAATGCTGAATGAATTTATGTAACCATTAAAAAATTGATACAAACCCGACCCGCTTGTTGAACTTGTCCATTCAACAATGTCGCCTGTAGTGTTTGTCCAAGGTATTTCCAAGTTAATGTTGTTAACCCACTCCACACTTGAACTTGTAATTAGTTCATTGTTTGCATCAAAAAAGCCGTGCCACATTTCAACTTGCGAACCTTTAATGTCTGCGCCAAGCACCAATGCAAGGTTAGCTGTATCAATGCCAACTAATGTGACTGTGGTTTCGTTAGCTGTGCTTTTAATGTCTCGCTGTGCAGAGCCTACTTTTACAAGCTGACTTAACCCTGTAAAAGGCGAGGCATCAATGCTTGGCACAGTAATGTCGTAAGGTGCTGTGGAAAAAAGGTAGACAGCAGAGCCAGTTGTAATGCGTACAAAATCCGCATAACGAATTACGTTAGTATTTTCAACTGGTGCTATTGGGTTCATATAACAACCTCAATTGCGCTAAATGCACCATCCCATGAAATCCAAGAATCATTGGTCATTGGCACAAGCGTATATGTCGGGTAGTCACGCATTACAACAGGGAAAGTTGTGCCTGTATAGGTTGACCCACCCAAGCTAACTGTTGTGCCAAATTGCCCTATTACAGCCGCCGTAGCCACGCTAACTGTAGTCATCAAAGAACGATGTACAGGAATGTTAACAGTTGCGCCGCCGCCGCGTTGAACATCAGCCGTAGCAATATAAGCATAGCGGTCAATTTGTATAAAGTCACCAGCTTTAACAATAAACAAACCTGATGCAATAGATGGCAAAGAACCAAGCACAATAGTTTTGTTGGCGCTAGATGTTTGCACTTGGCAAGCCGCCGCTTGTACGCCTGACATATCGCCTTGATACTTAATGTAGTTAAGCCAACCAGTAGAGCCAAAATTTAAATATTGTTCTGTGATTCGGTCAGCTACACGCAAGTCAGAAAGCACATCCCGATTGGTGCTGTACTGCAAATAGTTCATCGGTTTAATGGTGAACATAAATGGCTGAACAGTCAATATTTCAGATGTGCTTATCTTCATATTGCGAGACAGCATTTGTCCTGCAAACTTGTGGTCGTTTATGCTGACCGATTCAGCGACAGAAAGTATGGTTTGTAGACTCATGTTAGTTAGCCATCATGGTTACCCAATTTGTTCCGTCTGATTGAAGCATTGCAAATTTACCATTAGTAGCAGGAAGAATTGCTGTTCCTGCGGTAGCTGAACTAAGTGGCACAACATTGGCAGATGCGCTAACAACTGCGGTGGCGGTAATGTTCTTAATAAACAAAACTTTGCCTGTGTAACTAGCCGCCGCCAGCAATGTAATCGTTGGCGCTGTCGTAGTCACAATCAGGCTGTAATCAGTTATTAAATGCTGGTAAGTTGCCGCATTAACAGTTTTAGGTGCGCTTGCGGTAAAACCATTTACTGTTGTTTCTTGTGAATTAATGTTTGTGATTCCAGTTGCACCAGTGACAGAAGAACCAATGTTGATGGTTGTGATTGAGCCTGATACGCCAGCCGTGCCAATGTTAATTGCTTTTGTTGTGCCGTTTGTCGTTGCGCCTGTGCCAAAGTTAAGCGTTTGTGCGCCTGTAGAACGACCAAAGGTCATTGCCCCTGTGCCAGCAGTACCGCCAAAAGTAATCGTGCCAGTTGATTGTGCGTTACCCACCAACCAGTTAGCACTTGTCATGTTCCAAGTAAATGCTAAGTTACCAGCAGTCGTTGTTCCCAAATAGGTTATGTTTGCGCCGCTGATAGAAAAAGCCGCATCGTAATAACTAAAGTTAGCATCAAGGTCAGCTAAAGGGATTGAGCCTGTATCAGTTGCAAATGTATTTGGGACTGCCATGATTCTTCCTTATCTTGAAACTGGAACGCCTCGGTTGGCTGATTGATAAGCCGCCCAAATTGTGTTCTTATTCTTTGCCAAAAACTGTGTGCCGCTTTGTGTATCAATGGCGTTCATGCTTGCAATATATGGTCCATTGTAGTTAATGGTTTGACCGCCACCCATCGCACTTGCAAGCTGATTGTTTGGAATGATTGTTCCAGCCGTGCGCGGTACAAATAATTCGGGTCCACGTTCACCAACAATAGACGCTTGACCAACAGGAGGGCTACCACCATTAGCAAAACCCACTAAACCAAATGGGTCAAAATTAGCGGGTCCACCCATACCGCCACCGCCACCGCCAAACAAACTACCAAGCATATCCATAATGCCGCCGCCACCGCCATCGCCTTTTAGCGACTTAAACATATCCATCATTTTTGCTTTTGACTCAAGATATATCAATTCTTGAATCATGCTTCTGACTAAATCTTTAAAGTTTATTTTGCCAGTTTGCACAAACCGCCGCAAAGCACTATCCATACTGTTCATCAATGAGTTAAAAGCAGTCTTACCCATTTCCATGCGGGTTGGCATATCGCGCACAAATTCGTCAAAGCCTTTTGTAAAACCATCTGCCATTGTGCCTTCGCGTGATTGGCGAGTAATGTCTAACGCTTCTTTTGCCTGTTGAATTGCTCTGTCGCGCAAATTATTGTTTTCTTCTAATGCTTTTGTTTTTTCATGCTCATTCATTGTTGAGAATTTATCAATCTGATATTCT